AAAGGGAACTCACTCACCAACTCGGCGACTTAGCAGGACAACCTTTCAAGCTCGAACAATGGCAGCGATACATATTAAGACACTTCTTCGGGTGGAAGCATAGAGAGACTGGCCTTAGAAAATATAAAGTTTTATATCTAGAAGTTCCAAGAAAAAACGGTAAATCAATTTTAGCTGCTGGCCTCGGATTGTATTTAACAGATGCAGACCGAGAACCTGCTGCTCGTGTTGTATGTTTCGCACTCAACGAAGAACAGGCAAAAGAAGCAGTCTTTGATGTAGCTCGTGAAATGGTTTATGCAAATGCGAAATTAAATAAGCGCATTAAGCCTTACACTAAGACGATGGTAGCAATGCACTCAGCCAGTCGTTTTCAATTACTATCTGGCTCAAAACGAGGTAAACACGGAAAGAACTTGTCAGCAATGATAGGTGACGAAGTGCATGAGTGGGAAAACCGAGAGGTGATGGACGCTCTCAGAACTTCAATGGTAACTCGTTCACAGCCTGTTGAAATATATTTAACGACAGCCGGATTTGATAAGAACTCTTTATGTTACGAACTGCACGAATACTGCATGGACATACAAGAGGGCGAACTTGATGACCCGACATTCTTTGGAAAAATATACGCTGCTGATGCTGAAGACGATTGGACAGACCCGAAAACTTGGGCGAAAGCAAATCCTAATCTTGGCGTGTCAGTTCGCTTAGACTTTTTAAGAGATGAGTGTGCTAAGGCGAAACGACTTCCTACATATGAAAATACTTTTAAGCGACTGCATTTAAATATCTGGACGGAGCAGGACACACGATGGATTCCGATTGAAAAATGGGATGCATGTAAAGCAGAAATTCGAGAGGACATGTTAGTAGGTCGTGACTGTTACGTTGGAGTTGACTTGTCAGCAACACAGGATATGACAGCAGTAGTTTTATTATTTCCGTTCTTTGAAATTGACGAGTACATAGTTAAACCTTTTTATTTTATTCCGCAGGACACTTTAGAGTTAAGAAAGACCAGAGAGAAAGCGTTATATGAAAAATGGATACGAGAGGGCTTTCTACACACGACCCCGGGAGGAACTACCGACTACACTTTTATAGAACACAAAATAATTACCGAGTGGCCTCTGATATATAATATTAAAAAAGTTTCTCTCGACCAATGGAACGCAACTCAGACCTCAGTTAATTTAAAAAACAACGGCGCACCTGTGGAATTCTGGGGGCAGGGCTTTATAAGCATGAATTCACCTTGTAAGAAGTTCAGCGACCTAGTAATTGATAAAAGAATTAAGCACGATGGACATCCGGTACTGCGTTTTAATGTTAAAAATGTACAAATTCAAACTGACCCTGCCGGAAACCTTAAGCCAGCAAAGGATAAATCAAAAGGCAAAATTGACGGAGTTATCGGGATATTAAATGCTTTAGGTAGGGCATTGTTAGAAAGTCGTGCCAGCATATATGATAATTCGGGCATAAGAACTGTATAGCTAAAATAAACCTGTTACTATACGATACGAGGTAGGTAAACTATGGGAATCTTTTCAAGATTATTTAAACGAAGCACTCCAAATCCAGCAGACGACAGATATTTCTCTCCACTTGGTCCGAAGTCCGACTCAGGGATAAGAATTACTCCGGAAACTGCATTGCAAAGCTCTGTGGTATATGCTTGCGTAAAAGTGTTAGCCGAGTCTATGGCATCACTACCAATTTTCGTTTATAAAAGGAACGGCTCATCAAGAGAAAAAGATTTCAAGCATCCTCTGTATAAAGTTCTGCACCACAAGCCCAACAAATGGCAAACGTCATTTGAGTTTCGAGAAATGCTAATGGGTCACATACTACTGAGAGGCAATGCCTACGCAGAAAAAGAATTCGATAGAAAAATGAATGTTGTATCGCTTACGCCTTTAGACCCAAGCCGAATGAAAGTTGAGTTACAAGCGAACGGAGATGTGAAGTACACTTATCAGAAGTTAGACGGTACTGCGAGATTAATTCCGGAAGATTTTCTTTTGCATATTAAAGGCATGTCAAACGATGGAGTAAAGGGATTCTCTGTAATTAACTCAACACCTAATCCGGTCGGCCTTGCATTAGCTTTAGAAAAACATGGCGCAAGTCTATTTAAAAACTCAGCTAACCCGGGCGGTCTTTTAAAACATCCTGCAAAACTTTCTGATGTAGCGCATAAAAGACTTAAAGACTCGTGGAACGAAATACACCAAGGAGCGCAGAACTCAGGTAAAATGGCAATTCTTGAGGAAGGACTTGAGTGGGTAAAAGTTGGCATGGATAATACCGATTCACAGATGTTAGAAAATAGAAAATTTCAAACTGAAGAAATTTGTAGAATGTTTCGTGTGCCTCCACATCTAATTCAGGACTTGTCACGTTCAACTTTCAGTAATATCGAACATCAGAGTATAGATTTTGTTCAGCACACACTTCTGCCTTGGTGTAAGCGTTGGGAGGAAGCACTTGAAATAAGATTACTTGAGGAAGAACAACTCGAAACTCACTTTATAGAATTTCTACTTGATGGATTATTGCGTGGAGACTTTTTAACGAGACAAAACGGTCTTGCAGTCCAACGTAATAACGGAATTATTAATGCAAACGAGTGGAGAGCTTTAGAAAATATGAATCCACAGGAAGGTGACGGCGGTGATGTTTATTTAGTTCAGGGCGCAATGATAAGTCTTGAGAAAGCAAAAGATGCTGCACCATCAAACGCACAACCGGACGGGGAGCCAGTAAAAGACGAAGAACCACAGGCAGAAGATGATACAGAATCAGATGAGGCGAGAAAAGTTATTAATGCAAGCTACTCGGATATTATAAACGATAAATTTAATCATTTTAATAGGCGACATTTAAATTTTGCAAAAAGTTTAGCAAAAGGGACAGCAAAAAAAGAACTGGACGCTTACATAGATGATTCAAAAGAAATGATTAAGAGAGAACTTACGCCGATAGTAAATTCTTATATAAATCTGGTACAACTTTTTACAAAACCAGTAAAAGATGACGACAAACGCACAATTTCTGATTTTATTATCGACTCAAAGGCCGTTGAATATCTCAATAGACTGAAAGATACGTTTAATGATATTATATCCAACAGAAGCACAGCAGACAAAGCCGAGCAATCGTTTAAAACAGAAGAATTACTGGCATATGTGGAGAGTAAATTAATATGAAAGATAAAATGGAAATCCGTACTATAAACGGCCTCGAAATCGAGGAAAGAGCCGACAAAAAGCCTTTAATTCGTGGTTATGCAAGCGTTTTTGACTCAGAATCACAGCAATTAGGCTGGTTTATTGAGGTCGTTCGCAAGGGTGCTTTTAAGCGAACACTCGAAGAAAACCCTGATATTCGTGCGCTTTTAGACCACGATACAGGCAAAATTATCGGCAGAACTAAGGCTGGAAACCTAAAAATTGAGGAAGATTCACGAGGTTTGAAGGTTACTCTTGAGCCAATCGACACAGAAGATGGCAGAAAAGCCGTTGAATGGGTGCGGTCCGGAGTAGTAGACGGCATGAGTATCGGTTTTATGCCGAAAACTGTGCGCTGGAGCCTGAAGGACGGAGTTGATTTACGAGAAATTCTTGATTTAACACTTTATGAAGTTTCATTAGTCGCCTTTCCTGCGTTCTCGGCAACATCAGCGACAGTTCGAACATCGGCCGGCTGCGAAGTACGTTCACTTGCAGAAATTTCTGCAGAAGGTAAAGACATTCTCAAAAAAGAGAAAGATAACCAACGCTTACACCTAAGAACGAAGCGAGCGCAACGAGTATTGAAAACGCTTAGTTAATTTACTATTGCATAAAATAATAAAATCCCTCATAACTCATTTAACAGGCTTTAAGTTCGGTTGAACTTACCAAAAAATCCTGCCGTTCGGTCGAACACATCTAAATAATTTTTAATTGGAGGAACTATGTCACGTTTGAAGAAATTAATGGAGGAAAGGTCTACAGTTGCTAAAAAAATGACTGCCCTTACCGACACAGCCGATAAAGAAAACAGAGATTTTTCAGAGCAGGAAGATAAAGACTTTACTGAAATGGAAAAAGAACATTCTGGTCTTACTAATCGCATAAGACGAGAAGAAAGAATGCTTGAAATTCAAGGTGTCGTTGAAGAAGACGACAAGGAGAAAGAAAAAGAGCAGGAAAACCGTGGTAAAGCTGAACCTGCTGGACAAAATCCAGAACAGGCTAAACCAAAAAATAAAATTTGGAGTTCTTTCGGTGAACAGCTTCAGGCAGTAATGAGAGCATCACTTCCAGAAAACAGGAGCATCGATAAAAGACTTATCGAAGTTCGTGGAGCAACAGGACTCAATGAAACTAACCCTGCTGACGGTGGCTTTTTAGTAGATACGGACTTTTCAAACGAACTACTTAAGAGAGCATACGACATGGGGCAATTAGCTTCTCGAGTACGCAGGATTCCTATTTCCAGTAATTCAAATGGTCTTGTAATCAACGCTGTTGATGAAACAAGTCGTGCGACTGGAAGCAGAATCGGTGGTATTCGTGCTTATTGGGTAGCCGAAGCAGGTACCGTAAGCCCAGCAAGACCAAAATTCCGTCAGATAAAAATGAGTGTTCATAAATTGATGGGACTTTGTTATGCAACAGACGAACTTCTTAGTGATGCACCAGCTTTACAGAATATTGTTGAACAGGGCTTCGCTGAAGAATTCTCTTTTATGATTGACGATGCAATTTTTAGAGGTGATGGCGCAGGAAAACCTCTTGGATTGTTAGGTCATCCTGCAACGGTTGTCGTTGCGAAAGAAAGTTCGCAGTCAGCAGCAGGAATCATCAAAGAAAACATAATCAAAATGAGAGCAAGGCTTTGGGCTAAGAGTCGAGCGAACTCAGTCTGGTTTATTAACCAAGATTGCGAACCTCAGTTGAATTTGTTGACACTTGGTGACTTAGGTATTTACTTCCCAGCTGGTAGTTTTGCTAATCAGCCGACAGACATGTTATTTGGACGACCGGTTATTCCAATCGAACATGCTGAAACAATGGGAACTAAGGGCGATATAAGTCTTTTTGACTTATCTCAATACCTAATGATTGATAAAGGTACAGTTGAAGGAAGTTCTTCTGTACATGTAAGATTCTTGTATGATGAGCAGGTATTTAGGTTCATTTACAGGGTAGACGGTCAATCTGGATGGAACACAGCATTAACTCCTTATAAAGGAACTGATACTGTATCACCATTCGTACAACTTGCAGTTCGTCCTTAATAGGATGAATGGCGAAGTGGGTTAAGAAGTTTTTAGCCCACTTAATTTAATAAATTTGGAGGAAAAATGTTATTAGAATCACTTATACAATCAATAAAATTCGTGAAAGGCCTTGCTCCTGCAGCAGACCGATGGAATACAAACCCATCAACTGATGTGGTATCAATGGCTAATTACAATAACGTCTGTTTCTTAGTTCATCAAGCAGGTGGCACAACAGGAACGGCGACTTTTACAGTAAATTGCAGCGCAAGTAATGCAGGAGGCTCACCAACAGCTATTCCGTTTCGGTATGCTAAAGGTCCAACTGGCGCAGGAGCAAGTTCTGACATTATGGGAGCTTTAACAGAAGCAACCGCAGCAGGATTTACCAGCACAGCAGCTGAAGATGCTTTATACCTAATCGAAGTATCTGCATCTGAGCTAACCGCTGATAAACCGTATGTCTTTTTGACATGCACAGAGGCAGCAAATGACCCTGTGAACGGTGCAGTTGAAATTATACTTTATAATCCACGATATGCAGGTGCAGTACAGCCAACATCTATCGCTTAATTATAAATTATTATAACCTAAAGGTGGGGCTGGAAATTAATTCGGCCTCACCTTTTGTTTTTATATATGCCATTCACATTAAAACGAAAAACTGACGCATCGAGTGAACCAGTAACCTTAACTGAGGCAAAACTATTTGCAAAAATTGATTTAGCCGATGATGACAACCTTGTTAACGGTCTTATTAAGGCTGCCCGATTAGTAGTAGAAGATATTTGCCGAAGAAGTTTAATAAATACTACTTGGCAATATTATTTAGATGTCTATCCTGCTTGTGATTCAATAATTCTTCCGATGGGTTTAGTTTCCTCAGTCACTCACGTTAAATATTATGATGAAAACGGAAGTTTGCAGACTCAAAGCGCAAGTACTTACAACACAGATTATATTTCTGAGCCGAGTCGAATAGTTTTAAAGCAAAGTGAGTCATGGCCTACAACAGAAATTGATAGAATTAATACAGTAGAAATAGAATTCGTTGCAGGGTATGGAACAAGCGCAGGTGCAGTTCCAGAAGCAATAAAACTTGCGATAAAACAAATCATATCACATTGGTATAACATAAGAGAAAGCCATTCGCAGTTTGATATGAAAACTGTACCGATGTCAGCCGAATATATTTTAATGCCGTATAGAGTATTGAGATTTTTTTAATGTTAGCAGCAGGAAAACTTGATAGGCGTATTGCGATTCAACAATTCGTAAGCACAGACGATAGTTTCGGTCAACCAAACGAAACTTGGACTGACCTAGATACTGTATGGGCTAATGTAAAGTTCATGACAGGCAGCGAACGAATTAATTCAGCAGCGTTGCACTCTGTAAGGCTTGCAATTTTTACTATTCGTTATCGTACTGACGTAACTGAAGTAATGAGAATATCCTTTCAAGGTTTATACTGGAAAATTATCGGCATATCTGAATTAAATATCGAACGAAGTAAAGCATTGGAAATCACAGCGGAGGCTGTTAAGTGATGGACTCTGGAATAACTGATATATTTAAAACGCTCGATGCGCTACCTGTTGAAGTTGAAAAGAAACTTTTCAGGAAAGGATTAAAAGAAATTGGAGATGCGCTCGTAGCCGAGACTAAACCTATGGTGCCTGTAGGTACTGGCGCATTGAGAGACTCCATCGGCAAAAAAATCTCTTTAGATAAAAAGAAATACGGAGGCATTACTTTAAGTGTCGGAACAGGACTTTTCTATGGACGTTTTATAGAGATGGGCTTTATGCGACCGAACGGCGAACATGTTCCTGCAAGACCTTTCTTAACACCAGTTTATGAGTCTACTTTCGGTAAAGTAATGTCTCAAATGAGTGCATTTTTAGCAGACGAAGTTCCTAAAGAGTTAGCAAAAAGTGTCAAAAAAACGAGTAGAGGTTAAGTAATATGGCATTTTTAGATGAGGCAATAGTAGCGTTATTAAAGGCAAATGCCACAATTAACACGTCCGTAGGTGGTCGAATTTACCCGATAAAAGCTCCGGACAATGCTATCATGCCAATGATTACTTATCAGCGAGTGTCAAATATTCGTGAATCAATGCTTACAATGGAGCAGCCAAAATTAACAGAAACGCTATTTCAATTAGATATTTGGGTCAGTCAGTACATAGGGCAAAGTTCGGGTATTTCCACTTTGCGAACAATAAGCAAGAATGTTCGTGAGCTTCTTGATGCTTATAGAGGTACTACTTCAGGAGTAGACATACAGGCAATAATGAGCGAGAATGAATTTGACTATCCGTGGGATGAAGTCGCAAAAATTTATGGTGTAACTCAACGATATAGAATATTTCATAGGGAGTAATTTATTATGGCAATAAGTACAGCAACAAGCGGATTCGGAACTTTACTAAAAGCAGGTGACGGAGCAGTCGGTGATGGCGTTAAGGCTTTCGTTGAATGGGGAACAGGTGATGCAAAAATTCGTATTCGTTGGAAAGTAGCAGGAACAGTTGGTAATGGTAAAAATATTACCGTTGTCGTTTCTGGTGCATCGTATGTCTACACAACTTTAGACAGTACAGCAATTTCAATAACCGTTCCAACTACTGCAACAGTAGCACAGGTTATTGCAAATCTTTATCAGCAAGCAAATTTTGCTCTTTACTGGGAAGCAGATTTTGGCGCAAGCCCGGGAGATGGTTCAGATACAATCACTGCTCGGACAGTTACTCCGACAGCGAGTGGTGCAGAAGGAACAGAAGTTTTTACAACTATTGCGGAGATAAAATCTCTATCGGGTCCGAACTTCCAGACTGCATTTGCAGAAGTTACTCACATGGAAAGTCCGGACGCAGTTCGTGAGTTCATTCCAACATTAATTGACGCAGGTGAGATAAGCTTTACAGCAAATTTCCTACCTGACAACGCTACACACGATTCAATCAGAACAGATTTGCTTGCTCGTACTAAGCGCAATTTTAAAATGTTTATGACTGATGCTGGTGGAGCGACTGTTTGGTCGTTCAGCGGTTACTACAGTCAGTTGCAATTAAATACTTCAATAGATGCTGCAAGCGAAGTAACTATTGGCGTTAAAATTACTTCAACTATTGTTGAATCTTAATATTTTAAATTAATTTCTTTATGAATGAGTTAGTAGAAAAAGCTGTACCTATTGTTGAGATAATTTTAGGCGGTAAAAAGAGAAGTTTAGTTTGTAGCATGTGGGTTCTTTGGAAGTTCCAGAAAGAAACCAACAGAAATCCTTTCGAATTAAAAGTGTCAGAATTAAGCCCAGAAGATATGCTGCTTATTCTGACTTTTGCTATTCAACAGGAAGAACCAGAAGTTACAATGGAACAAGTGGCGAAGATGTTTTCTACTGTACATTTTCCCGAACTGGCACAACTTTTCAATAAGCTTTTCAACATAGCAAAACCTACTATAGATAAAGATTCCGAATCTGATAGTGGTGAAGCTCCTGCAGACGCAAAAAAAAAGTAAAGATAGATTGGTTGTCTTGGTGGTCTGAGGCGGTTTACTGTTTAAAGATAACATCTGAGCAATTCTGGCGACTTACTCCTGCACAATTCTTTGCATTGGAAAAACAATACTTGCGTGACGTTAGAATGTGTGACTATCGCAGCGCAGTAACTGCATGTATATTAGCTAATATATATCGAGAGAAAGGTGCTAAGGTGCGAGAACCTAAAGACTTCTTCCCGTCCCTTAATACTAAGAAAAAAGCAATGTCGATGGAACAAATGAAGCGTCATATGTCTATGTTGAGCAAAAAAGTAAAGGCAAAACCAAATGGCTAAGGGCATGAAGATAGGCGAAATGTTTTTCGATGTAAGGGCAGGTATTCAGTCCCTTCAGAAAGACTTAAAAGCTGGTAAGAGCATAATAAAAGAGTTTGACAACAGCGTCAAAAAGACATTCAGCAATCTAAAGGATACAATCTTTGCTGGCCTGACAGTAGTAGCAATAAATAAATTTTCTAATGCTTTATCAAACCTTGCAGAACGTGGAGATGCCCTTTCTGATATTGAGGATAGTTTTAAATCTCTTGGCGGTTCAACTGCTTCCATAGAAAAGGCTAAAGAATCAGTACTTGGTTTAGTCAGCTCCGTAGATTTAATGAAAATATCGAACGAAGGATTACTAAAAGGTATTCCGCAGTTCACTCAAAACTTTGACAAGCTTGCTCAGTTTGCTCATAGGTTTGCTGATGCGACAGGGCAGGATGTTGTTCCGGTTTTACAAAGACTGACAGATGCTTTAGGCAAAGGAACTACTAAAGGATTCGTAGAATTTGGTTTTGCATTAGATAAATCAAATACAAAGGCACAGAATGTAGCAGCGGTATTTGAACAGTTACAGCAAAAAATAGACTCCCTACCAGCACCAATATTAGGCGCAGCCGATGCACAAAATGCATTGAACATAGCTTGGGAAGAAGCACTTGATAAAATTGGTCAAGGCATAGATGGCAGCGAAAGACTGACAACTGCACTTAATGATATGAATTCAGAGCTCTCCGATTCTGACTTAAAAGAGTTTGGACAGAACTTAGGAGATTTAAAAGCAATCTTTATTGATATTGCAAATTCTGTTCTGCCTTTAGTTATTAAGGGAATAGCCGGAGTAAACTCTGGACTTGAAAGAATGGGATTATTTATTAATGAACTCAAAGCTGGAAACTTACTCATAACGGCAGAAGAACTTGATAAAAAAATGTCCAACAGGGCTGAAGAAAGACAGTCTTGGGGTGCTCAGGATAGCGGAAATAAATTTGCGAGTCAGGTAAATAGTGCATATAACAACTTACAAAAAGGTATTAAGCCGACCACACAAGAAGTAAATAAACTTATAAATTTAGCAAAGGAAGTTGGTCAGACAATTCAAGAAGCTGGTGGTTTTGCTAAAGTTCCTATTAAAGAAGCATTAACTTTAACGATGCAGCAGTTAGGAGCGTTAGAGAAGAACGCAGTTAAAGCAAAAACATCTTATGATATTCAGACTGGTGGAGAAGATGAATTAAAAAAACAAACAGAAGAAAGAATTAAGTTACTTGAAAAATTACATTCTGACATAGAAGATTTTGAGCAAAAAAGAATTCAAAGACAAATGGATTCTGCTGGTGATAATGGAGACTTGCTTGAGTTCGGTGTTAATCTCGCTGCTTATAAAAAGAATATAGAGGAAGGAATACTCGAAGCGCATAAGGAAGTATTAAAAGTAGGTGGTCCTGCTGCTGATATAGCGAGAAAATTAGCCAAAGATACAGCAGAGTTTGAAGCCGATATTAAAGTAGAAAAGTTAGAAGAAGCTAATAGAAAAATACGATTAGATTTAGAAAAACAATTAACAGAAGCATATGCGAGTGCCTTTGATAGTATCAGTTCAGGACTCGGACAATTATTTGACCAGTTAGGTTCGGAAGGATTCGGAGAATTAGCAAGCAATCTTGGAAATTTATTAAGTAAAGAAACAAAGCAGGGATTATTAAGTGGCATTGCTGAAGTTCTGCAAGTTAGTCCTGAAATGCTTCAAGGTATTGGAAATGCAATACTGAATAGTGCCAATGATTGGTTAAACGCTGAAGAACTTGATAAGGCAAATCGAGATAATAGAGGTACAGGACAAGCAGCAGGAGGTACGGTAGGTACTGCGATTGGTGCTTACTTTAATAATCCAGAACTAGGTCAGCAAATTGGAGCAGCAGTAGGGAGTGAAATTGGAAAACTTTTCGGTCGTGGTTCTCAAGACCCTGATGAAATGGCAAGAAGTTCTTTTGCTAGATTTATAGAAGATGAAATATTCAAACTCAAAACAGTTGCTTTTTATGGACAAGATGGACAGCTACAGACTCAAAAAGCAGAAGATTTTAATTTCTTACAAGGCGGTAGAGATAGATTTAACGACGGTTCTTGGGCTGAAGATTTCAAGAAAAACGGAGCAGAAGCACAGCAAGTATTTACTGGATTAGGTGAAGCGTTAAAGCAGACTTTAGGAATTACTGAAGATGTCGGCGGTCAATTAGCTTATCTACTTGGCGAGCAGTTACTTGGAAATATTGATAATGCAAGATTATTAGTTCAGCAATTAGGTTTAGATATTGGCACACTTGAGGATGCATTAGTTCAGGCAGCTAAAAAAGGTGACATATCATGGCAGGAATTTTCTATCGATATGGCAGGACTTAGTGAAGCATTTAAACCCGGACTTTATGCCGTTGGTGATTTAACTGGCGCATGGGATTCGTTTGTTAATTCAGCAGGTCGAGGACAAGCAGCATTAAAAGCAGCTAAAGATATTGGTGTTGAAGCAGTAGAAAAAGGAGCGCAAACTTTTGACCAAGCAAGACAATTATTAATCCAAGCAGGTAAAAATCCAGAAGAAGTAAACGCATACTTTGACGCACTACTTGCAAGAGGTATAGCTACTTTTGAGCAATTAGCAGCAGCAGAGGATAAAACACTCGGCGCAGCGATTGGTGATGCTGGAAATAATAGTGAAATGTTAAGCGAGACTTGGAAGAAAGCGACAGAAGAACTTGAAAATTATGCTACTGCATTAAATGAACTTCCAGACGTAAAAGTAATTAACCTACAATGGAAAAGTGAGATAGATGGCAATACTCAAGATATTATTGATTCAGGGGTAGCAGGAGAAGTTGGTTTAAATATTCCAAGCACTACAGCGTCAGATAATTTAGAAGCAGGTATGTCAGCTTCAGCTTCAAGAAGCACAAGAAGCATGAAAACTTCAAGACGTGGCGGTGGTGGAGGAAACTTTAATGTTTACGTTGATGCTGCTGGTGCTAATATGAGCGAGGAATCAATAAGACGAGTTGTTAAACAGATGGAGCCTGAAATTATTAACCGTACTATGAGAATATCCAGAGATAAAATTCGCAGAGGCGGTTCGTTTAGCAGGGAATAATTATGACAATATCAAGTCCAGTTACATTACCAACTACGGTTAGTTTTAAAAGCCTGACTTTTTTCGCCAAAGGAGTGAGAGGTAGAAACAGAAATACTTTCAGTTTAAAGGAGCAGATTTATGAGTATGAGGGTAGTATGTGGGGTTTATCCGTACAATATCCACCGCTAGAAGTAGCAGACGCAAAAGAAATAATGGCTTTTCTGTTAGCTTGTAACTTCGGTTCAAGAACTTTTTTAGCTGGCGACCCGAACGCAGCAACTCCGAAAGGCGTAGCGAGTGGAACTCCTTTAGTTATGGGAGCTTCACAAACTGGATATAGCTTAATCACAGACGGCTGGACAATAAGCACTACAAACATTTTAAAGGCTGGTGATTATTTTCGTGTAGGTAATAATCTATTTATGAACTTGACTGATGTTAATTCAAACGGTTCAGGACAGGCTACGCTTGATATTTATCCTAACATTGGTACTACGATAAGGCCGTCACCTGCTGATAATGCCTCTATAATTACAGCGAGTCCGAAAGGTTTATTTAGACTTGATACTGATACGATTTCTTGGACAACGAATGAGGAAAAACTTTACGATATTTCATTTACGGCAACAGAAGCAGTATGAGCAGAACTTTATCAGGCGCATTTCTTTCTGCTATGGTGGACACCGTAGTAAGGCCAGTATTTCTAGTGAAACTTGAATTCACTTTATCTACTTTATATTTAAGTACGTCAAATCGAGATATATCATGGAACGCACAAACTTGGTTAGGAAATGGAGTACTTCATAATCCTATAGAGAACTTCAAAGAATCAAACGATGTTGAAGCATTGGGTCTTGTGGTAAGGGTTAATTGTTTAGACTCAGCAATCATGAGTGCATTACTAAGTGAGCTTACTCGTTCAAAAATATGTGAAGTTTATCAAGGACTATTTGATACGAGTTATGCATTGATAGCTGACCCTGTTTTAGTGTTTAAAGGATATTTTAATAGTGTAGAATTTGATGAGGATGAGGGCGAAAATATAGCAAATATTTTATACGAAAATGATTTACTCGTAATGAAGAAAACTAATCACTATCGCTATACTCACGAATCACAACAATTATTATATGCAGGAGATAAAGGTTTTGAATATGTTGCAAAGATTCCAGACTGGTCAGGATTCTGGGGTAAGGCACAAAAAGTTAGAAGAATAAGAAAACGTAAAACAGCAAGTTAATGAAAAAAGATAAGAAGTTTAAAATTGCGGTATCGTATGACATTTCTAAAAAGAAGAATAAAGACTCGTCAAAAAAACGTCGTAAAAAAAAGAAAACGGTAAATCGAGGTAAAGAGGTAACAGTAAGAGAAAGTTCACCAGAGATGCAAATCATTTATGGTGAAATGAAAGTTGGCGGTATAACCACTTATGTTGATACTAACGATGACTCAAAGGCTTATTTAGTAACAGGAGTTGAAGCAGACGAAAACGAATTAATCTGGACTGCTAAAGCTGCTGGTTCAAGCGGAAATGATATTACAATCAGATTGATTGACCCGGGAGTGAATACAGGAGGCATCACAATAAGTGTTGTTGGTAGTGCAATCGAACTTACCTTAAGACGACAAAGCGGAAGTCTATCTAGTACAATGAATCAAGTAAAAAGTGCTATTGAGGGTGACGTAGCAGCAGACGCTCTTGTTCGTGTTCAGAAAAAAGACTCATCAAAAAATGGAATTGTGAAAGCCGTTTCAACAACTAATCTGGCATATGGCGGTGGTACTTGGCTACATCAGGTAACAACTATTGCAGGACATGAAATAAATAATCTTTTAAAACTTTACTTAGATGGACAAGAGGTAACTTTTGGAGCAACACCAGACCCACGATGGGGAACAGGTAAGTGGTCAAATAAAGTTTTTATGGCTTGGATGTCAGGAACTACTACTCAAGAAGTTCAACCAGATTTAAATAACCAAAAACCTACTGATTGGACTACCGACCATAGACAAAGAGGATGTGCGTTGGTTTATACAATATTTGTCTGGAATGAAAACTTATTTCCAGAGGGCGACCCTGATATGACGTTCTTAGTTCAGGGTAAAAAATGTTATGACCCACGAACTGCAACAACAGTTTACACGAGGAACTCCGCATTAATAGTTGCTGATTATTTAATGGATACTAAGTTTGGTTTTGGTATTCCTTTAGCAAGTATTGATATGGCTGCTCTTACAACGGCAGCAGATATCTGTGATGAGTCTGTAAGTTTAAATCCAAGTGGAACTGAAGCTCGTTATTATACTGACGGTGTATTTGATAGTTCAGAAGATAAGGATAGCATACTCGAGGAACTATTATCCGCAATGGATGGTTCAGTAGTTCGTGAGGGTGATAGTTATATTATTTATGCAGGTGCTTATACTGCACCAGTTGATACATTAAACGAAGGCGATTTACGAGACACTATGAAAGTAAATACGCACGTTTCAAGGGATGATGCATTTAACGTTGCTCGAGGAACTTTCGTAAGTGAGAAAGCAGACTATAATGAAACTGATATTCCTCACATAAAAAATAGTACTTATATTACTGAAGATGGAAAAGAGATACATGAAGATTTCTCATTAAACTTTGTCGTAAGGTCTGGTCATGCTCAAAGACTTTTAAAAATATGGTTAGAAAAAAGTCGTCAAGGTATTTCTGTAATTTACCCTATGACTTTAAAGGGCTTAAAGTATCGAGTCGGTCAGTTTTTACAGATTAATAATACTCGTTTTGGTTGGACAAATAAGATATTTCAAATTGCAGGACTTGACCAAGTATTAGACGAAGATGCTGCAATCGGAGTCGATTTAGAATTAATTGAAAGTGCTTCTGGCGTTTGGGATTGGAACTCAGGCGAGGAAACAGTTGTTGATTTATCACCTAATACTAATTTGCCAAGTCCATTTAATGTTCAAGAGCCTGATAATGTAGTACTGACAAGCGGAACTTCTGAGCTTTATAGAAGAAATGACGGCACTATTTTCTCACGTTTAAAAGTAGCATGGGAAGCAAGTGCTACAACTTATGTCGTGAACGGTGGTTATTATGAAATACAGTACAGACTTTCAAGCCCATCAAACGCATGGAGTCAGGCAATAATAGTATCTGGTGACATTACTTTTTATCATATTTTAGAAGTACAGGACGGCTATCAGTATGACGTTCGTATACGTGCAGTTAATACGCTTGGCTATAAAAGCGACTGGGTAGAAGTCATAGGACATTATGTTCTTGGAAAAACAGAGCCTCCATCTAACGTAACCGTATTTTCAGCAGCCGTAAGCGATATTGGAATCAGATTCACGTTTGATAAAATATCCGACATTGACGTTGACCAGTATGAAATAAGACAAGGCGCAGTTTGGGATTCTGGCATTACTACTGTTATTGGTAAAATAAAAGCAAGTGACGGTGCAGTTTTTTTATACCAAAATTTAGTTGCTGGTGATTATGTATTTTTAATAAAGGCACAGGACACATCAAGAAACTATTCTTTGTTACCTAAAAGTGTAGCAGTGACTATCCTGCTTCCGAATCCTGCACGAGCATTTGCACCAGTAGCGCAGAATAGTGTAATAATGCTTGACTGGATTGACCCTATACCAAGTACATTGTCCGTTATTGAGTATAACGTTTATAAAGGTGATACGTTTGCAAGCTCAAGTAAAATCGGAACAGTATTCGGAACATTTCATACTTACATAGAAAAACTTGGTGGTACTTTTACATACTGGATTGAGGCCGTTGATGCAGGTGGAAATATCTCAACTCCAATCTCAGGAAGTGTTACCGTAGTTCCATCAGATGATTTTTATATACAAGCCGACCAGCCTCTTATAGATGACTTACTGACTTTGAACTTTGCTATTCAGGAAAACGATAGTATTTACGCACCTATTGGACGTGCTGGAATGGGTATGCCAGTACCAATTCTTTTAAGTGACATAGCGGAAACATTTCAAGAACATTTCACTAATAACAGCTGGACTACAATGCAAGATGCTATTGATGACGGCTTTATATATTACGCAAGTCCGGGTCCGAATGCTACGGCGGTAATCGTCTTTAAGTTTGATTATACAGTAACCTTCGGCAGTAGTTTTATTGACTTTTCTTGGATTGAAACTGCCCTATCCGGTCTATGTGAAGTTACAGCTAGCATAGAAGTAAGTGCTGATGATATAACGTATACTGAGTATACAGGCAGACAGGCTTTTGCAGAAAACTTCAGATATGTTAGGTTTATTCTTAAAGTAAGGGGAACTGATAATATATCGTTAAGTGAGTTTTCAGACTTTAGGGCGGTACTATCTTTATACGAAGAAGAAGAAGTCGGAACTATAACTGCTAATTCTGGTGACGCTGGTGGAACAACGGTAACATTTGTGAAAGACTTTTTAGATATAAACGATATTCAAGTATCAGCAAACAGCACAACAGCAGCTATACCAACTTATGATTTTACAGACATTCCGAATCCAGTAAGTATGAAAGTTTTAGTTTTTGATGCAGCAGGAAGTCGTATTACAAAAAGTGTAACATATAGAATTAAAGGAGCAGTGAATCCATAATGGCAGGCGATTTTAATAAACCAACAGTAAGTTCGACATACACACTTTTCCCGACAGAAGTTCGGGATAATGTTATTGCTTGTGCGAAGTTAGATTTTGAAGCACAGGCTGATGCAAATTTAGTTAACGGAATGATGCAGTATAAGCGTACTACTAAACGTTGGCAACAAAGAGAGTCAGGTGTATGGGTAGATAAAGAATTAGATGGAGCAATGCTTGCTGATGCTAGTGTTACGGAGGTTAAGTTAGCTGATGACGCAGCCACGAGAAGTACACTTTTATTTGAAGCAAGAAATACTCAAACAGGAACTAACGCCATAGCGGTAACTTCAAGGTCTGGTGCAGGTACGGGAACTTTACAAGTTGCAGCAAAAGCTTTGAAGATAACTCACCTTTCTTTAGTGAGAATGGAAACTGGTGTAACCATAAGTGCCGGAAGTATTACAGCAACTCTTTATAAAGGAGTAACTTCAACTTCGCAAAGTATAACGATGAGTTCAGGTGACCCGACAGGAAAGGCTGCTGCTATAACAGCACAAAGTTTAGTAGCTGGAGATGATTTTCATTTTAGAGTTTCAACAAGCTCATTAACTTATACAGGGGGTCTTGACGGTGTTTGGATTCAAGCTTGGGGACATTATACAGCTTAAAGGAGATTTATGGCAGACAATTTTAACGCAACAGAAGGTTCAGGAAAAGTATTTGCAGCAGATGATATTGGTGGAGTACTACATCAAAGACATAAACTTCGTCATGGTGTAGACGGAACAAATGACGGTGACGTAGCGATTACAAATCCACTTCCAGTAAGAACAGGTAATGCAGAAAATATGCTTGCTCTTAAAACTATTGCCTTTGGAAGTATTACAGGAAGTTTTGCTGATACAGTTCTTGGTACTATTACAAATTACTCTATAGTAGAAGTCTGGAATGATACTGACGGAACACTTCAATTTTCTTGGGATGCTGGTGTTACAATTCATCACATTATGCCACCACGCTCTGCAAGGACTTTAAGAATAAAAGCTGGCGCAACTGCACTTCATGTTAAATACACAGTAGCTCCGACCGTTGGAAACTTATACTTGGAGCCAGTAAAATAATGATACTCGGTGGAAGCGGAATAGTATTTGACCCTGCTTACTCAAGAAGCACAGAGTTACCTGTTACAAATAATACTTTGGATATTGGCAGTTCGGCTCTGGCTTATAGAACTTTATATCTTGGAACGAGTTTAGTTTTTACAGCTACAACATCTTTAATTCTTACTAACACTTCAGATGGTTCAGATAATAAACAAATAACTATTGGTGGTGGTGGCGCAGCAAATTCATCTCAAGGTGCATATTTTGAGATTTGCGGTAATGAAAGAAGTAGTAGAAATGGTTTAGCTAGAATTGTTTTAGGTGATACGGCAAGTTCGAGATTTCAAATCTTCTTATCAAACGCTTCAGCTTTAGCAGAGATATATAACTCATCAAGTACAGTAATATTATCAGTAAATGATTCAGGAGAAATAATTTCAGGTGCTACAGATTTTACAATAAGGTCAAATACTTCAGACGGAGCAGACAGTAAAAGATTAATTTTAACAGGTGGTGGAGTTGCGTCTGCTACTCGTGGTGCGTATGCGATTATTGGCGGTAATGAGCATGGTTCAAACGCAGGACAGTTCCAGATTAATACTGGTAATATATCAGGAACAGTTCTTGATTTAGTGAATAATTCATCTAACGGCTCTATCCGCTTAGTTGTTTCGTCGGGGTCAAGCGTAGCGTTTACAGTTAATTCAAGTTCAAATTTAGTTTACGGAGCTACTAGTTGTTCAGTAATAGCGGACACAACGGATGCATCAGACACTAAAGCTTTGCTGCTTTGTGGTGGTGGTGCAAATGGTTCAAGTAGAGGTGGTAACGTAGAGATATTTGGAAATGAAAATGCCAATACTGGAAAGGTAATATTAAGAGCTGGTAATATTTCTGGTGGTACTGTTGATGTTGCGACACAGGGAGTGTCTAGATGGAGCTTTTTATTTAACGGCGATTTAAGTGGAGATTCTACTAACGGAAACGATATAATTTTTCAAAAAGCCGGTGCAGGTTTAGCATTTCAAATGGCGGTAAACTTAGCAGCAGGTGGAACTAATCAGAGTGACGCAACTGCTATAGTTTCAAGAATTACTCATATTGGTTCTGCGTCAGGTAACAACGGAGTCAAAGTTCCTGTATTAAGAGCAGCTGCAATAGGTGATGTTTATTTCGTAATAAATAAATCAGGTGCTACGGTTAAGATATATCCTCAGAGTGGTGAAAATATAGATAACGCTGGTGCCAATAATCCTGTAAATTTAGATAACAATGAAAGATGTATTTTGGTATCATTAGGAAGTGGCGGTCAATGGTATACCTTTATAACAGTTGCAGCTTAATAAACTACACTTGACATTAAGCTTAAGAAAAACTAAATTGTGAATTAAAGTTTACCTTCAATTTTAAAGGAATAAATTATGAAGCAATATAAATATGTAATAGACACGAAAACATTAAAGCTGAGTTCACAGGAAGAAAAGTCTTTCGAGCAAGAGAACTACGAACATTTCAAATTTGTATTCGAGCAAATGCTATATCAGGGGCTTGGTTCTAAGTTCCGTGACGGACTACCAAAAAGCAAAGAAAGAATCTTCACTCGCATATTAGACGCATTGGATAAAACAACTTCGGAGTTCGTAGGACTTGAACGTGCCGAAGGTGATTTGTTAAACGAGATTTTAAATTCAGAGGACTCAAAGTTCCCTGTTCAGAACTCTCGGTTAATAAGACAGTATAGAGATATGCTTGACGATGTAGAGAAGAAAGTTAGTGAAGAAGTGAAAGCATGATTTGTGTCATACAAAAAATGCTCGGATGTATTATAAACTTTATATTTAAAAGGACTATTATTATGGCAACTATTGAAGAAGTAAGCGCAGAAGTATCTGAATTGAAATCAAACCTTGAAAGCATTGATGTTACCCTTAATGCGGTAGCTGAAAAGATTGCTGCATTAGTGGCTGGACAGGTAGGTCAGGAACAGATTGATGCTCTGGCACAGCTTGTTAGTTCAGCAAAGAGTCTATCTGGTTCGGTAAAAACAGAAGCAGAAGCTTTGACAGCACCAGAAGAAGCCCCTGTTACTCCTGTTGAATAGCATCTAGCTTAATAAAAAATCCTCCTGTACATTATGTTACAGGAGGATTATTCTATGGTGAGTGAAGAAGATAAAAAGCTACTTGAAATTTTAAAAAACCATATCGGGAGTTTCGATGATTTTAAAAAAGCCGTAAACGAATATCACTTGCAAGGATATAAGTCGATGATAAAAATTGACGAACTACATCAAGGCCATAAGCAGACATTAAAATACCTCGCCAACTTAGAAGCACTTCCACTAATAGCAGAAAAATTTCAAAGCATAAAATCAGAGTTACTTCCTGCTGCTATGGCACAGAATCATGTGCCAGTAGCAACAATGAGTGAAGCTTTAAAAACTCAGGCAAAGATACTTGGAATAATTATTGGAGTACTTTTAACTCTCGTTGTTTCATTACTCGGAGCGTTTGTTACTATTAAAGTTTGGTTTCCTCAGATTTTTAATTAGATAAAAATGAATGAAGAAGTCCGAATATCAATCTTATCTTAAGGTGTTCACTAAGGATGAGAATAATATACTTCATCCGTACAAAGACCATCTAGGAAATTGGACTATCGGCATCGGGCATCTCATCGGTGGTAACTTAGAAAACTTCCGCATTACAGACAGAATCTCAAAACTACTATTCAGAAAAGACTTACTTGAGGCACTTGACGATGCTCATTTTATATTTGGCAAAGAATTTTTTGAAGGTTTAGCAGTAGGCAGAAAGGCAGCAATATTGACTCTTTGCTTCGGTCTTGGTCGGGCTAAACTATTAACATTTCATCATACCGTACCTGCTATAAAGAATGAAGATTGGGAAGCTGCGTCTAACTATATTTTAAGCACTAAATGGGCTGTTGACGTAGACCCAAAAAAACGGCATGGCATCGGACGTGACGATAGGGTAGCATATATGCTAAGGACTGGATTACTACATCCAGAGTATTTAAATTAAATTATATGGCAGCAGGAAAATTCAATATAACTGGCGAGAACGCTATCGAGCAAGGTGCGACTTGGCAAAGGCTTATTAAGTGGAAAGATGCTGACGATGACTTAATTAGTAACGCTGGATATTCTGCTCGTATGAAAATTAAAGCCGATGTTAGTTCCGCAGAACTTTTATCTCTAACTGATGCAGCAGGAATTACACTTGGCGGTTCAAACGGAGAAATACTTATAACAATAACCAGCACACAGACCGCAGCATTGTCAGCAGGTATGTATATTTATGACCTAGAATTGGAATCTGCTGGCGGTGTAGTCACTCGTCTATTACAGGGGAGAGTCGATGTTATACCGGAGGTAACAAGATGACATCCGTTGAATTAACTACAGAACTAAATTCCGTTGAGATTACAAATCAAAACAATACGGTAGTATTAATTGAGACTCCAAATACCGTAGAAATTATAAACGAAAATACTTCCGTTGAAGTACAGAATACAAATTTAACTGTTGAAGTTATTACGAGTGAAAATACCGTAGTGATAGAGCAGTTAAATAATATAGTTGAAGTTTTTAGTGTAGGCGTACAAGGTCCTGCTGGTGATAGTATTGAATACACAGCATTGGTTGACGATTCAAATTATCCATTAACGTATGTAGGAAACGCCTTACCGGGGAGTTTAACAAGTCAGGCAGTTTGGCAAATTCGTCTAATTGATGAAACTGACGCAGAGTTATTAGTAGTAACTTTTGCCGATGGTGATTCTGATTTTGATAATGTATGGGACAATAGAGCAAGTTTAATTTATTCATAAAGGATTTATTTTTATGTCAGCAAGTAATACAACAGAAAATGATTTAGCAGCTTATATATTTGACAGTACAGCACCAGCGTGGGCAGGTAATGCAAACTTTTTTGTAAGACTTCATAGTTCCGACCCCGATGAGACAGGTACCGCAGTAACAAATGAAATATCTTATACCGGATATGATGGCGTGGCAGTTTCAAGAACAACAGGCTTTACAATTTCTGGTAACGAGGCAACTAATGCAGCATTGCTTCAGTTTCCACTTTGTTCTGGCGGTTCCGCTACTGCTACACATTTTAGTATCTGTACGACTCAGAATGGAGCAGGTCAGATTATTGTATCAGGAGCATTAAGTTCTTCGCTTGCAATTTCAAACGGTATTCAGCCACAGTTTAACGCTGGCGAACTGGACGTGGTAATTGACTAATGGGATTCAACAATATAGCAGCATACGCCGAGGCCGATGAAGCAGGGCGAACATGGATAACACAATTTAGAAAAGCTGTTACGTCAACTGCTACTATCACCTCAAGTTATGTTGATTATACTTATTTTGCAGGAAGTCCGCTTGCTAATTTTTACGCATCAACTCCACTTGAGTCTGCTTTTATTGACCCAACGAGAGGAATTAGAATTCCTTCCGTTGCGCCCGCACAGCAGTATTTAAAAAATATTACTGTATTATCAGCAGCAGCAAGCGCAACAGGCACAACTAATCAACGACAAGAATTAATGCTCTGTGATTATTTAATGTACTATCCTTTTATTGATACAGATAGCACAGACCAGCAGGATATGATTCAAGCTGTAAGTATTCCACGCTATGAAAGTGGTTATGTAATGGCAATAGCGCAAGCGGCATCATCAGCAATCGGACAATTTACTTTCACATACACTAATCAGGATGGAGTAGCTGGTAGAGTTAGTCCAAATATTTTTACACAAATTGTTGCAGGTGGCGGTCAATCATTACTTGCTAATATATCAAATGGTGGCTTTAATCCATTTCTTCCACTTCAGGCAGGTGACAGCGGAGTCAGTTCTATTGAGTCAGTAACATGCACAGTAACAGGTGGTGGATTAATGACTCTGGTAATTGTTAAGCCAATTTTAAATTTCTTTTTAGCATCTGAGTGCAGAAGAACTACATCGGGAAACTTAGAAAGCTATGGAGCAGCTTCGTCTTTTGATAGCGTTATTCATAGAGCAGGAGCATCTGAGATAAAAGACGGTGCAATTTTAGGTCTAATTTCAAAGGCACATGCAGGAAGTTTAGCATCATCAATTTTAGTAGGAACTTTAGAAACGATTTGGAGCAATTAATATATGGGATTCACATCACAAGATGATTTAATAAATCAAATAACAAGCAACGGAAAAACTGGTACAGTAATTTTTTCAAAAACACTACCAGCAGCAGGAACGGCTGGCGCATGGACTGATTTAAATAACGCAGCAGGTATACCAACCGCAGCTACTTACACAGCAAGTGATTTAACATATACAGCACTTGACGACACATGGAGTGAGGGAACTTTGTATCATGGTGGAAACGTAGACCCTGCGACAAAACATTTTCTGTCAGCAGGTGCTTCATGCGTAGCAGCAGCAGGGGCGCCATGGTTTTTAATGTGCGTCGACGAAGTGGGGTTTGTTCGCCTGTCTGGTACTAACGTAACTACAAACGGAACAAAAGTAGTTTCAATGACAGCGTTAGGTGGCTCTGATAGGTATCCAAACGGTGAAGGACTAAGAATGTACATGTCTGCACTTGGAGCGTTGGGTGCAAATGCTCCGACTTGTATAGTGAACTATCTTGATACTGGTGGTAACGCAGGAGCAACAACAACTTTTACATCGACTGCTTCTGCAACTAACGGTTCTATTATTAATTCAGGCGCAGCAGCAAATAAATATAATCCTTTTCTTCCTTTAGCAGCAGGTGATACAGGTGTATCTGATATTGTAAACGTAACTTGGGCAGGTACTGCTCATGCTTCTGGTGTAGTAATTCTACATTTAGTGAAACCACTTTGGTGTATCCCGGTTCCTGCAACTGGTTTATATAGCAAGCTTGATTTTGTGAATTCAATTCCATCGTTGAGACAAATAAAAGACGGTGCAAATCTTGGCTTCATGCTATTTCAAACAGGTGCAACAACTTCAGGCGGTACTATATTTGTTGATTTTGATTACGGCTATGGTGGGTAGTGGGACTATTAAATAATAATTATCGAGATAACTTTGGTAATATGCGCTACTTTGGTGCCACGTTATCAAATGGCGCATCTCCTTACTTAGAAAGATTCAGTAATAAGTTACCCGGTGCAAGTAGAAATATTTTTGCATCTGACGCTGATATAAATTCTCTATCATCAAAACCAGCAGGTTCAAGACATCCGGTTGCTTGGCAAATGCCACAAAAAGCAGGAGGTCTGGCTTCTCATAATAATACAAATATTAGTGTTACTCAAACTGCACTCGCTGTACTTGGACTCCCTGCAAGCGGTAGCGCAGAGATTACTTTTACAGAATCGGCAACGGGTGGACTAATTGTTTCTGGTTCTGGTAGTGCAAGTATAACATTCTCACAAACTGGAACAATTCTTTCCGTTGCAGCAGGAAGTGGTTCTGCTTCAATAACTCTTACTGGTACGGCTTTAATTGGCGCACTTGCTGGCGTATCCGGTCAAACTTCTATTACACTTTCACCTACTGCTGCAATTAAAGCAGTAGGGTTTTTATCAGGTTTATCAACTTCTGAAACAGAATTCTCTGCTGCTGCACTGGCTAATGCTATATGGAGTGCAACTGCGAGTGATTATAATACTTCAGGAACTATGGGTGAGAAAGTAAATGACGCTGGCTCTGCTGGCAATCCTTGGGCTGCTCTATTAGCTGATAACGAGGACGCAGGAACATTTGGTGAAAGAATGAAAAAGCTTTTAACTACTGCTAACTTTTTAGCTTTAAAGTAAGGGAATAATATGCATAAAGAAAATAAAGGATTCTGGATATCTTTTATAATGTTTATTTTTTTGTTTCTACTTGTAGCTGTGATTGCTATGCCAAGAGTAGCAAGAGCAGACCAGATACAATGCGTAGATACTTTAGCCTCTGCACAGTATGGAAAAGAACTAAGACACATTCCGCTTGAATACGGAATAAGAGGTTTTGCAAAGAAAGAATTTGGAGACTTTTTTCCGGTAGCTAAAAAAGAACTTGAGAGAGGACGAAGATTTGTCGGTGTTGCTTTAACATGGCGTGACAATCATACATTCGTAAAACAGGACTTGCAGTTTGCAAAGAAAGAAATTAAACGCTATCAACCATTATGCCAGCAGTACAAAGGTAAAATTGAGGTTAATGTTTTTACTGAACATAATTTAAAACAGCCCTTGCTTGATAACTGGCTGACTCAGGTACAGCAGCAAGCCCCCGATTGTGTAATTTTAAACAATCCATGGAAAGGCGATTTCTCTAAACGCTTCAAGACGGAAATACATAATACACATAGCAAAGTCCCTGCTGGAAAATTTAATTTTTCCTACGATGGAGAGGACTCTACGAATTCTAATATAGTTGCAGCACTTAATAAATTTAAAAATGCAGACCTGTTCTGTGTCTGGCATCCGAGATTAAATTTACGATACAATGAAAAAGACCCTGCCAACAGAACTCAAAGGGTTAAGGAGGCAAATCAAAGAAGTCCAAATAAGGACATGCTCCTGTCACTCGTTTATTTGTTTTCGGACCCGGGCAAAATTAAGCTTCCTAAAAAATGGTTAATTAAAAGCCACGCTGAACGGCACCAGTACGTTGATGCCAAGGGTGACAAGCTTCTTATAATGGCACCTATTAAGGCCGATGCTATAGTCCTTAAGCAGGAAGGTAAGCAAGTCGCCAAATTGCCTTACTATGGTACTTTTGAAGGAGGACTTTATAGGTACTATTGGAATAGATATGGTTATACGGCAGGGAAAAACCTTGTGCCTTATATTGGCAATAAAAGCTATGGCGTATTAAACGGAGGCTTTAGGGCAGGTGGTTTTAGGTGAAGCCTCAAAAATCGTTTATACGCCGACTTTTTGGTTGGTTAGTACCGGAAGATACAGGCAGGGAAGGATTGGGCTACTGGCTGTTTAAATTGCCAGCTTCTCACCCATTTACACGAGCAGGTATATTACACGACTGGGAATTTGCACAGTCCCACGGCGGTACACCTAACAAGCCTAAAACACAGGTTGACTGGGACTTTTTTTGGCGCATGACACTTATTGCAAAGGCCGAAGAAGATTTAGAGCAGCGCATGCGCCTTGTTTGGGATATCATTTGGTTATGGAGTTTGGCTCGCCCCGGTGGTGAATTTATGTGGGACGGTGACCCTGTAATTATAAAAAAAGAGGAATAATATGTTTAAAGAATTATTAAAAGCAGTCTCCCCTTATCTTGGCGTAATAGCAGTCGTGTATCCTGCATTACAGATGTTTATAAAAAATAAATATGGATACGCACTACCTGACTTTGGCGATATTGGAAACGTAATATCTCAAGTTGGTGGTGCTGCGTTAGTTGCCAAATCTGAAAAAATTTAATGCAGGAAGTCGTATCTCGGTTTCATTATTTTAGCCGAGCCGACTTCCACTATTGGCACCATTTGTAGACCCATATCATCAAGGATTTTCCTCAGTTCATCTATGGACTCAACAGGTCGTGATTCGAGGTAATCTTGTATTCTGTTCGGATTTAACTTTAACGACATATCAATAAATTTCTGGCCAGTTTTAAGACACAACTTTGCTAAGAAGTCTTTTATCATAAGTATTTCCATATAATAATTAAAATAAAAACAAACGGCGATATGAGAATTAAAAACGTCTGGTTATCTGTTAGATGCAAATTATGTCCAACGGTAGCACAGAATCCCATCCAAGCAAAAAGCATTAATAAAATCATTATAAAAATTACAATCTTGTCGGCTAGTTCCATTACTTATCTCCCTGCTTGGTTTCGGTGATTTTTCTAATACGCCATCTAGGTTCATATTCAGCTACGCTAACCCTGACCTGTTCTTCAGATTCAGCGTCAACAGTAGCCCAGTAAATAGCCCGTAAAGGTGGTATCTCATATTCAATTGTCCAACTTTTCACTTCCCCCCTCCCTCTGTACCTTCTTTATCTAATAATTTGATTAAATAATACATACACTCCATATATAAAAATAAAAATTGGAATGGCTGTAATAACTGCAAGCGCAATTATTCCACCTATAGCAAAAATCGCCATAATATACTTGTCATACCATTGCTCGGGTGCAAAATTAAACATCTCTCACCTCTAACTTTTCTAAAATCTGCTGCTGTGTGTATTTCATCTCAGGACAAATTGTAATTTCTACGCCTTCGTTATTCTCCCTTGCCATCTCTATAGCCTTGCTAACCAATTCCCTTCTGTCTTTTTGGATGGCTGATTTGATAAGATATGCAGCCTTCCGCTTTAGAGCTTCAAAGTCAGGGCTTTTAATTATATCTTCAATTATCTGGGTGGTTATATCTTTCATTTTGCCTCTCTGAGATGTAACTCTGCTTCAAATTCCGATATGGCAATAGAAATATTAAGAGCCTTGCGAAGTAGATCGTCTTTGTAGGTTTCTAAAGCATATCCGGCTATATTTTTAGATAATTCCAGTAAGCTTACGCAATGTAATTGCCCGGTAATAGCCTTTATTAAATCTTCTGGTTTTATAATATCTTCTTCTATTTTTGCTAAATCTTTCACTTTCCATCCTCCTTATTAGGTTTGTTAAAATCACTTCTTAGCTAAATACTCAAATTCTTTTTTATGGTCTTCCATAATCTTCTTTGCTCGCTCAATTTGCTCTGGTGTTATGTTCTTAAAATGCAGTACTTGTAAGTAGAAGCTCATAATTTACTCCTTAGTGTTTGGGGGTAATGTTTTAATACCTGCTGTTATATCTTCGTATACGCAAGCATCTGCTTTTAAAGTATGTATTGTTTTCATATAAAAAACGGAGCAGTCTTTATTTTTAAGGGAGACTGCTGCCTGATAAACCCGATTCTCACGTCATTTGGATTGCTTGGAGGCGATTCAAGGAAACGTGAAACTTTTTAAACATTTGCCTTACTTCCGGCCTTGCTAAAATCTAACGACTGCGATTCTTTTGGTGCGTCAAGGCTTTTCGGTTCTCCGGCTTCGGGTTCCTGTAATGGTATTCCTGCGTGGTCACTTATATCAATAATTTTACCTTTCTGATAAGCAGGGTCGCCGTCCACTTCGTTATCAAGCTGCATTGCAGTAACGAGTTCAGCAGACTTAGTACACCACTTGCCGACTCGTTTCAAAGCAGTCTTAGCACACATTAAATAAAAATCGTCTATCTTTTCGTCTTTAGCGTTCCATGGGCTGTCTGAACGTGATGCGCCTCGGCTTCGTTTCTTAGTATTTTCTATCTGCTCAAAGTCTAAAACCTCCACCTGCCAATGACCATGAACGGTACAGACAGCAGAGTAAGTGAATAATGGTTTGCCTCTTTTCTTTCCAAGTATTACAGCCGGAGCATATACAGGAGCTTTATCGCCCTCATGGTATTCAAAATAATCATTTTCAAATACTACCCTTGCTACTACTGCCTTGTTTCCTGCGTTCAGCATTAACTTAACTAAGCCCTGATACTGAGGCCAGAAATTTGCTTCCTTTGCATTTATCTTAGAATTATTAAGCGGAACAAATGCACACTCCTGAAATGCGCCCGGGTATAGTCCAAGCTGAAAGCATTGCAGAATACACGATGCTATTGAACTAAATGTACAGGAAAGTAAATCAGGATTTTTACTAATAGTGTTCATGCATATTACAAACACCTTATCAGCAGTATCTTTACTCCCTGAAAGTGCTGCGAGCTTATCTCCATGCTCTGTTTTCCACTTTTCAAGTTTAGCCTGAATATCCAGTACTGCTATTTTACCGGGATTCCTTTCCGCTATTTGTTTATTTAAGTCTGCATTTGATTGTGCCATTTTATTCCTTTAAAATAAGTTAATTAAAATTTAATATCGCTTCTCAATTATTTTTCCTACTATTTTTACTCCGAAAGTTATATCCGAGGTCGTTGTTTTATAAATTTTAACACTTATAAAACTTATATAACCATCGAATAGCCAAGAACTTTTTGAATTTAATTCTAATTTTAACTTAATACGAGTTAAATCTTGGCATGTATTTGAAAGAAGTTCTTTAATTTTAGCAAAATCTTGCCAAGGCTTAATTGTAAAAAATATTTCACTCGAGTTTAATAGAGCCGAGACGAAACTATCTTTCTTCATATTAGGCAAATAAAATTTCTTACAAAGGCCTATTCTTTTATATCTACCTTTATACTTAAGGTTTAATAGTGCATTTTTTAGTGGGAAGTAATAATGATTTCTATAAATTACATGTCTCATAAAATTAGTAATAACAAATATATTTAGTGCCTTGAGTTCTATAGCAACTTACTCTTACTCCGCAAGCTGTACCTGTAATCACTTTCGGGTATCTCACGTATGATGTATAAGTTGTTCGACAAATCCCCCATGGAAAATTAATACTCAAGTTCATTTTTATTTTCTTTTTTCTTACCTGAACCGATTTCTCCGTTGAGAGTCTTGCTGTTGCTGAATCAGCATAAGCGTTGCTTGTTAAAAGTAATATTATTATAATTAATTTCTTCACGTCTTTCTCCTAAATGTATTAGCCTTAGAACAAGTAGCAAAGTGAGATTCACGACCTTTTACGTTCGGATAACTTTGACCATCTTGTTTAGTATATAAATTACCACCATCAGTAATTAATATAGTTCCTGTTTCGATATCATCATAATTAAAGTACTCAGTATTAACTGGCATTTTCTTTCCTGACTTCATCGTAACAAAATTTATATTAGCACCGCATCCTTTACATTGTGCCATTATTCTTCCTCCCCTATTTTTTTAACTTTAAAGTTAAAATATTCGCTTGCTTTAACTTCAAAAGCTTTTTTCTTCACAAGCTTATTCGTAATTAAATATCCTGCAACTTCAGCAGAGGTGTGTCCTTGCATAGCTTTAAGTAATTGCGCCCTGTAGTAGTCCTCAAGTTTTTTACTTGACTGAGCTAGGCCGTCATACATTTTTCTATTATCATTATGCGTCTTAAATTCCTCGAAAATCTTCACAGTAGTTTCGTCATTTAAAAGAATTACTTCATTTTTAATTTCATAAAGTTTTTCTAGTGTTTTTATGTCATCGGCGTTTGCATCTGGTGGGGTATCAGAGCGCACCATGTTCATAAACTGCGCTGCTATATCAAGCATTTGGTCGAATAGTTCTTTTGAAAATGTAACAGGTACAGTTACAAAATCGTCCGTATTGCCTCCGATAAGTGCAGCAACTTGAGCAGACTCCATACCTAAAACGCCTAACTGCCAGATAGTTTGACTGTGAGCGTAATTAGGAATATTACCATCCTGCCAGAATTGCCGTCCTGATGGCCTAACTGTTTTACATTCTACGATTTCAATTTCAGTATCGTCTGGACTAATTACTTCTACTTCCTGCGGTACAGAAAAAAAGTCTGGAGTAGCAGTAGCCCAATCAATCTCAGGATGAGCGTATAAAATATCAGGTTTTATTACTTTCTTACTTTCTTTTCTTGCAAACAATTCCCCGATAAACGGTTCCATGAAAGAACCGTAACGCATAGCGTCATTTTCTTTGTCCGGCTCTATGCGTCCTGTTTTTACTGCCCACAGGTGCAGGCGAGACTCCCAGGGATTAATATTGCACACCGTAGTAATTTCACTTGAGCCGATTGTACATTTTTTTAGGTCTAACCACTTTTCACGGTTAGCGCTTGCTTGTTCTAAAACTATTTTTGCTTTCATTTTTTCTCTTTAATTCGTAAATTTAATTCTTTAATCACATCATCAAAGCATTGTAAGCACTTCGGGATATCTTTGCTATCAACAAACTCTTTTAAAAGTTTTTCTCTTTCAACGAAGTGCTGCCTTAAGTATGCAATCATTCCTTTTAATTGTTGGTTTGTAGGCCGTTTCATTCTTTGTTTGCTTCCCCATATACAAGCCGTTCAATTTCACTAGCCATGCAATGCGCTAGTTCGGCAGTAAGAACAGGAGAGTCAGACAGTTTTAGATTGCAAAAAGGAGACCGTAAAATAGCAATAACTATTCCCACTCTGCGGTCTATGTAATCCTCAAGCTTATTATTCGCAGCCTGTAAACCTTCGGCCGCTTCTTCCACAGGCATTTTACCTTGCTGCATCTGTTCAAGAAGTTCTTTGATTGTATTTTTAATATTTTGTAACATTTTTCTCCTATTTTATTTTTTTATTAATTTCTAAAAGTTTTGTTTTCAATTGAGATACTTCTTTTCTCAAGCCATCAACTGTAGGAATTAAACCGTTGTCCTCTATCTGAGCCTGAACTTGAGACTGCGACTCTGCAAGTAAATCAAGTCTATCATTCATGCCAACGATATAAACTTGCTCGAATGGAGTTGGTTTTCCTTTGTATGCCTGATAAGAAAAGTACATCATAAAAAGCCCACTGGTTAGTGTTAAGATTATCAAGCAATCAAATGCTCTTTTACAAAACGTCTTGAAAGAGCAGTAACAATTATACAACGGCTTAATAATATCGAATGGTTTATATACATCTGTAAGCGTTATTTCTTTTTTCATATTTCCTCCGTTTTAGGTGTTAGTCCTGCCAGTAATGCCTTGTCTTTTAACTCCTTTAATTCAACTTCAAGCTTTTCAGTTTTCTTTAGTTCATCTCTCCAGTACTTGCTATATTTTTCACTTTCCTCTTTGAAGTGTTTTTCAACTGCTTCAGGTTCAAATTCTTCACCGGAAGCAAATATTATTTCCGGTGTTTTTTCACTTAATTCATACGCCCTAGAACCTTTTTGTTCGTATAAACTTCCCGACATCAAAGCAGGTAAAGCCTCGGCGGTTACTTCTAAATAAGTGCAGTATGGTAACTGCAATAATATTTTTCTCTGTTTAGACATTTTCCTCTCCTTTGTTTACTACTGTTAAATTTAAATATTTTAATAAAGCACGCAGAACAAAATCTTCTAAATAGACTATATTTTGCACAGACACTCCATTCTCTGCTGTTAGTCTTAAGTGATATCCGTCTGCTTCGGCATATAGCCCATCACCTAAATATTCTTTTTCCTTTTCAATCATTCTCATTCCCCTTTTAAAGTCGCCCCGATATACTCTCCGGCTCGGGACAACACCTTTATTTGTTATTAGCCCTATGCGTTAACAATTATTTTTTTTGTGAAAGCTTCTGGCTTTCCGTCACTTCGTCAATCTGATTCAAGCTCATGCAGAACTTGCCTCCTGAGCAGCCTGCCATTACCAAGATTAATAATAATAACATCACGTTTTTTATTTTCATAACCTTTCTCCTGTATTGTTTTTAAAACCTCGTCATATCGCTTTGACATTTTACTGTTCGGGTCGGCAGCTTTGTGCATTTCCCTTTCAGTGTAAAGTGTATTTACTAATGCTTCAGCGACATTTCGAGAATCGTAATTTTTCATATAATATTCCTTTATTCTGTTAAATTATTACCACCACTAGCAAAAAGATCTCTGACCTCAACGGCTTTTTTGTGACGTTGAGAATACTTTTTACCCCTTGTGTCAGGAATTTCTTCCTGTACTTTCTGGCGACTTCTTCTTATTGATTCAGAACTTGTAAAGTAACCGTCACGAATAAGAGCCAGAAATTCTATGCCTGTGGTTTTTTCAAGGTCTCGACCTAACTCCGATGCCTCCTTAAACCAAATATGAGCAATTAATTTATCGTCCGAGTCTCTTAGGTCTAATCGAGTAATTAAAATCCTAGAGATGTAATCATATAAACGCTTGCTGAGTAATTTACTTTTCATTTCACACCCCACTTTTCAAAAAACCTCGCTTCGTTTCCAGTCCTTTGCCATTCCTCAAATATCGAAACCTCTACAGGGAACGCAATTCGAAGTCTGTTTTTGTTGCTACTGTCAGCCTTTGCAATTAAATCAAAGAGTTGGTTCGTGAAGTTTGTTCTTCCTCCCTCTCTCCAAAGACTTAAATCAAAAGCAGCCTTAGTTAATTTTTCTCGGCTCTGAGCCATATTAATTACGTTGTTCATATATTTGTTATCCTCATGGTTTGAGCAGCTTCGATTATTCTTACATGCAATCTCTCTGCAATCGCTACTGCTGTCATTAGTTCTAACTTTACAGTTCCAAGCACATTATTGTTTTCATCGGCGAAGCCTATTTGAATAGGGAACTCGCTGTTTGCATCGTTGTCTTTAATTACTACGATGTGATGATACTCAGGAACTTGGTCGTGGCATTCTCTACAGACATTTTGTTTCATTATATGAGTCATACTTCACCTCCTGTAATGCACATTTCTTTATTTAAGTCGCCTTTGAAATATTGCTTATTTTCCAAGTCATGCATCAAATTACCTAAATGCTCTGCCCTTTTTATAGTAATATTCTCAGGTGTGTAACGTTTTTGTATTAGCATCAAATGAATTTCGTCCTCTGCAAACTTCATTGCCTCGACTACTTTGTTTAAAATAATTTGTTTAAATTCTTGTTTGGTCATTTTAATTCAACCTCCCAGTAGCAGACGATTTTAAATTAACTGCATTACCTGCTGCCTGTCCTGCTGAGTAGGCATCTCGATTATTTGCTGGTGCATACGAATAAGACTGCTTCAGCTTTATACCTTTCTGCTTCAACCAGTTAATATTCTCTGTCTTAGTCAGTTGATACGGATTCACAACTACAAGCGCACGTTCCTTATTTTCATACTCAAGTTTCAAAGTCGCCTGCTTAACTTCTTGCTGACATCGTGCAAAAACTCTATCCGCAAATCCACGTTTAAATGAATTTCTAAACAGCATGTCCTGCCCTTGCTTGCAAGATAATTCTTCGCATAGGTCAATCAGGTACTTCGCAATCAATCGAACTGTGGTCGCATTACTCTCCTTACCTACTACAACATAAGAAATGCGCCTTTTGCCTTGGAACTGGTATGTCGTCTGGTAAAACTGGCAGAAGTATAAATCCGAAATGCCGTAATAAATTTCTCCCTGCCAAGCCTGACCATGTTTTCCATCATGCCGTTCTTCAATAATGTCCTCATCCTTTACTTCAATATTTTCTATATCGGACATTGATATGTTGTGCTTCATAAGTAGTTCCTGAACTTTCTGCATAGCTACGTTCATTTCGTTTTCAGTACCACCTCGTTTAGCAATTTCCATTATTTTAGCAATTTTTTCTTTAAGTGAATTATCCATTTTATTCTCCAAGTTTTTTTATAAAAAGGAGCTAAGTATATATACCTAGCTCCTTTGGTGTTATGCAGCGGTCGCAATAGTTTTCCAATCAGACTTCGGAAGTTCAATAATAGAGCCTCCGAATTTTTCAAAGTCTGTCGCCCTGTCATAATCAGGCAAGTCCTCTGCTGTTCGAGTTATTGCATTGAACAAACCGTACTGAGACAGGTCTGCGCCTTGTATTAAGTGCTTAAGCACAGAAGTTTTTTCATGCTCAAGCAGCCCGAAGCGTTTTGCTGTTACTTCAACAGCCTTAACAGGGTCGCCCTCTATTTTATTTTCAACAGTCGATTGAATTTCTTCAACTAAACTATCAAAACGTGCTAAGTCAAATGCAGCCTTAACAACATCCTGAGTCTGCGCCCAAAGTGCTGCGTCAGATAATTGTCGTGTCTTATCGGACATTAATTCATAAGCAGCTTCTGACCCTTCGTACTTTCCACCTAAGTGATATTTTCTAACTGAGCGTTGAGAAAATGTAGCAAGGTTAGTGCATTGTTTTGTAAATACAGAAGTAAGAACGGACATTGAGCCGAAACCTATTTCTGAATTTGATATAGTAATGCCCGGGGAAAGTGTATTAAAAATCGTGTGTCCACTTCCCATCTTTGCCCCGACCGGAATATCTTTTGCGATACGGCTGTCTACTGCCTTAATTAACATTCTGCGTTCTGTTACTTCGCAGGACATTACAACAAGGTCAAGACTGATAAGTGTCGGCAAAATTGCTTCTGCTAAGTCTGCATTATCAAGTGGACGATATTTATCAGACAGAACACCACGAACATTTCCGTCAAGAGTTCTTAATAATAATTTATCGTTACCTTGTGCAGTCAGCCAATGATTGATATTTGAATCAAGCAATGCTGGTGCCTCGGCTTGCATACGGTCATAATACTTTTTAGGTATTTCTAATTTGCTCGCCAAGTGCTCATGTGCCGTATTATTAACAGGAAATTTCCCTGCTAATCCAAAGTCCATTTCACTATGTCCGTTACTCATAACCTTTACAGTTTGAGCAGCAGCAATAAAGTCACGCTTCGTTTCTTTCTGCCTTTCTAATTCAGCAGCTAATTCTTGTAATGTTTTTCCAGTTTTCATTTTTTTGCCTCCAAGCAATAAAGTTATTTTTAAATGCCTTGCTTATACATACGGCGAAAAGTTTCCATTTCGTTAAGTAGACAAGCTCTAATTTCTTTGTTTGTAGTTTTTTCTAAGCGTATTCGTAAATTACGAATAGCTACTACACAATCATTCTTTTTAGGCTTTACTAACTTTGCGAACTGATACATTTTTGCCTCCAAGCAATTAATAGTTGTTATTAACTATGATGTAATTATACGTTCAAATTGCAGAAAAACTCAACCCTTTTTTCGCTTTTCTTCAATCTTTTTTTATGTTATAGTGATTTTAATAA